CTGTGTGTGGGTCATCGATAATAAGAAGATCCGCCCCTCGTCCTGTAATAGAACCGCCTACCCCCGCTGCAAAATATTCTCCACCATGATTGGTCTCCCAACGTCCCTTAGCCTTACTATCTTCTCGAAGTTTAACATCTCCAAAAATACTTTTGTAGTCTTCGGTCTCCATTAAATTTCTAACTTTGCTACCGAATCTTGTCGCAAGTTCAGCGTTGTGTGATACCTGCATCAGTTTCATTTTAGGATTACGACCTATCATCCAGGCAGGAAATAAGTAAGATGCAAACTCAGACTTAGTGTGTCTTGGTGGCATATTCACTATCAAACGATTATGCTTTCCAGTAGCAATCGATTCAAATTCATTTGCAATTATTTGATGATGTCCAAACTTTGTAGGATCTGTTGTGTCCCTACAAATAAAATCGGGCCACATCGCACGTACAAATATCAAAAAGTTATCCTGACATAATTTTATATATTCGATCTGTTTTTTTAAAATTAACGCCCGTAGTTCGTCATCTGTAAAATTATCTAAACTTGCCATAAAAATTGAGTTTATTGGGTCCCCTTTTATACCATATAGTTTGGCACATAACTACTTCTATTCGTGTTGCTTACTAAAGCTTGCGACCAGCAAAGCTGGGCGTACCAGCGTGAGCTGGAGCTGTATTTTTTAGATTGCAGGTGGTTTGTTTTTATGAGCCTTCTAGATACACCAATGGCGAGTGTTGGCTCGCCATTGGTACGTTGTTAATCTAACTACCTAATTTTTGTATTAGATAGCTAAATTTATCTACGATCTTTTTTTTAAAGTTGTCTATTAAAGGGTTGCCAGTATTTTCTATAATTAACTTCTCTACTTCTCCCTCTAACATTTTGTACATAACTTCATAATTTAACTTACTAATAGCATCGGGGTTCATATTAGTATTTGGAGTTATGTTAGTATTAGCCGAATGCTCGGCTAATACTTTTGATATGTTCATTGGTAGATTAGGCATTAACAATATCTCCAATTAATGTCAGATAGCTTATTGAATTTTTTACCCCTAAAAATCCATCTGCCTACTGATACCTTATGAATAGGAATTAAGATTTTTTTCTTATAATCTCTTATTCCATATTTATTTGTATAAGGGCAAGTTCTTTGAACTTTACTAAATCTTCTAAAAGATTTTAGTCCTCTCAAAGTTGAGTAAATCTTTTTACTCATTACTATCCCCTAATGCTTTATACTCATTGTATTCAATTTCACTTGTGAACTTATTGAATAAATCAGTATGTTTGATTTTGAAATTAGCAGTATCGAATTTTTTTCTTTTTCGATGTATTCGCTGAATTCCATAAATATTATCTTGCTTATCTTTAGCAAAAATAACATTTACCTTTTTATCTTCGAATAGATTAACAACACTTTGTTTCATAGTGTCCACTTCTTTAGATAATCTATTCTGCTTTAGTTTAAGGTTCGCATAAGCAACAACAAGTTTTTCCTCATCTTGCTTTAGTCTTACCTTTTTAGCTGTACTCATAGTTATATCCTTTTGTTTGTTTTAACTATGCCCTTGTCTTATCAAATCCCATAATAATCTCAATTAATATTTTTAACTTAATGTTCATTTTGGGTCTGTCCATTTTGGGTTTTCCACAGAACTTTTTAAGTACTTTTCCAGAACCCCCTGTGAACCTGTTGCCCAGAAGCAACACCTGTTGTGCATAAGACACACGACACCGAGCCGTCGCCAACGAGCGACGGCAACGGCAAATGTATTACCAACTACAACGATAAATTGGAACTTGTTTATTTTTAATTTGTTCTTTACACCATTCAATAAATTTAGTGTCTTGGGCTTTGTACTCTCTCACAGCTTCTTCTTGGAATTGCTGACCCCAAAAAAATCCGTCAGAGCAGAAGTCATCACGATAGTCGTTTTTAAAAGTTTCTTCCAAATCCTTTACGACCTCATCAGTAATATAAACTTCATCACCAGCATTAAAACCGAGATGTCCTAACCCAGCACTCATTACGTCCATAGGGTTTTTAGCTTTCTTAAAAGCTTCAAAGCTACTTTTATCCCTTTTCTTCTGCTCGGCTTCGTTCTGTTCTCGCCACTTACGAGCAAAGAATGTTTGTAGTCTTGCGTGCTTTCTCCAAACGAAAACGTGCTTTGCTTCTTCTTTTCTTTCTTCTTCATCATCAGAATAATATTTTTCCCAATTTATATTTTTACTCCGAAGATGTGCATATTGGTCTAGTCCCATAGTTCTCCTTTCATTAGGAAATTATTAAGTGCGTTTTGACTGATCTCTCGACTGACCACTTAATAATCTCTACCCATTGTCTTATCATATCCCATAGTGAAGTCAAGTATAAATTTTAGGACAGATGTCAGGAAAGTTTCCACGCCCGTGCGTGCCACTTGTCTAGTTTAGAATCATTCTAAGTTGTAATGAAAACGACAACGAGACGGCATTAGAGTGGAAGCCCGTGCTGCAGGATCCACCAGCATGCTAGTAGCATAACCAAGAGACCTCCAGAAAACGAGGGAGCGAGGAAAAGGACGATGGCAATGAACATGATTAACGTCATCATGCAGCCTTTGTCCCAACCCGTATAGTTACACCCTGTTTGCGCCATGGCTCGGCCAGCAGCTTCAGCTCGAGCTTCAGTGTATCTAACTGCTGCTTAGTAATATTATCGACGGTCACCGGGATCTTTGCTTTTTTAATTTTTTTTGCTTTGTACATAATTTACCTTTCTGTTGTAATGGACCTGAAGGTATCCGCCGACACACTCGTATTGAGGCGTCTCAGGGGCCCTGTGTCTCTACGCCTTCAGGCCCTAACTGCGTAGACTAGAGTCGCATCTAAAAGATGGAGTGCTGTGTACGCTGGGATGTTATATAAGACCAGATGGGAGAATGTCAAGAACTATTTTCGAGGATTTTATTACACCCTTGGTGACGGCCTCCTTCGCCTCCTGAAGACTGCCAGATGCCTCAGGGGCACAATGCTATTGTTCTTATTAAACGAGAAACGAGGATGTGTAAAACGACAAACGAGCTTCGGTCAGGAGACCCGTGCCAGATCCAGCTCAGTCACGCTGCCCACGCTATCCCTTACGGTGTCCGAGAAACGAGAACTATTTATCAATGAACGACAACGAGAGCTACGCTGCATGGCGAGCTCCCTGATGGCATCCTGAAACGAAGGCCAATGTACTGGGTCCGAGAACGAGAAACGAGGTTTCAATGAACGAGGATCTGTAAACACGGACACCGGTCTGTACAGTTTGTATGCCCTCTCCAAGAGGGAGTGATTGCAGATCAAAACTACACCACCATAATTTATATGTTTGTTTATCCAACTAATTTGCCACTTAGATAACTTCGGATACTTGACCTTATCTGATTTCAGTTCCATCCAAAAACCATAACCATTGATACAGCCATTTAAGTCAGGAATACCATTCATTGTGCTAGATTCTATGCGTGTAAAATGTATTTGATTACAATTCTTTTGAATCAGTTTAGACAGCTTTGATTCTCGTTTTTTTGTAGGCATAATAGAGTCAGTTTTTGATTTTTTCTTTACTCAAAATACAGCCTAATGGAAATATATTTGTGTCACTAAATACTGCTTCTTTCTCATCAAATGTAGCGAATGAAGTCAAGGTCTTTTTCTTTTTATCAATTTTGTATATGTAACCTTGAGAAATCATAGTACAACACTCAAGCTTGTCCATCTCCTCTTCGTTCTTATGTCCAGCATCCCCGGTGATATCAATCCACCTAATTTTGTAGAAGTAATATTTCTTTTTACCTACAACGGCATTTTTATATTTACTTTTTTTTCGTCGCTTTGACATTTACATCTCCAACCATTGTTTTTAAGTCAGGGTTATGGATCTCATTAAACACAGTAATGAAAGATGACCAATTATTACTTTTGAGATAATTCTTTTGTCTCTGGCTCAACTTCGATCGTTTTGGCGTTGAAACCATCGATCTTATTTGAAAGCTCTTTGAGTTTTTTCTCAAGCTCTGCACGTGACATCCCCTCCAATCCTGATACTTTTACTTCTTTTTTATCAATGTACAAACCAGCTAATTGACCTGATCTATACTCTGCATTTACAGCTGCTGAATATTGTTTATTATCTGCAGCCATATCAGCAAATCTTTCTAATCTTCTATACCTACGAATTTTGTTTCTCTCGTATTTTGAGGATGCCTCTTCAAGTTTTTTATCAAGATATTTACATATGTGTGGATTGAGTTTTCTGTTAGTTAATCTACTTGCAATAACTGAATAATCATTATCGTTCTTACATTCATATTTTGCTTTTCTTAAAGCATCTGATTTAGTTATCTCACCCCAATTGGCTACTAATATATCAACAAACATCTTCTGTTTGATTGTAAGATCCTTGTCTGTTCGTAATTCCTTCTTTTTCAATCCTGGCATTTTTTTATTATATAGATTTCTACAACCTATTTAAACCTGACCCTATTAAGAATTTTG